AGAATAGCCTGACTGTAAACAATATCTACATCAACGGGCTGGGTCGTGAGTACGACTTCAGCGGCTACATAGAGGTGACGTGGATCAACGATCTGGACCAACAACAGCGTCGGACGATTCACCAAGGCGGGTCTCTTGCTTACACGCAGAAGATCTTGGAGCAGTTCTTGGCGGACAAACCCAAGATTCGCACCGACCTGTTGCGCAAGGAATATCAGAGCGACCTGCGCAAGCTGCGCAGGCTGCGCGACCGTTTGGCTGCAGGACAGTTGCGCAAGTGCGTGCGCGCCTGGATCATTGCGACGGACCCTGAAGCGCAGAGTATTCGCGCACAGATCAAAGCACTGAACGACCTGATTGCAGGCGCAACGGGCGAAGAGATGAACGACGTCTGGCGTGCCGAAGCGAGGCAGACGGCTACAGCTCAGTCTTACCGGGCCAGGATTCTGGCCAAGCGGGAAGAGATCGAGTCCTACGCCGACGATGAAAAAGGCGGTAGAGCAGTGAAGAGAGTGAAGCGACTGGAGAACCAGATTGAAACCCTACGGGACGACCGCCGTGACTACATCAACGATTACATCGCAGCAAAGCGCAGGCAGAGCAAGGTGCCGAAATCCACGCTCCGCCAGTGGCGCGACCAGAAGGATGATCTGCGCAGCCGCCTGCGGGACATCGTGGCGGAAAAACTGGACGACGCCCGCGATGATCTGATGCAGATCACGCGCGAATCTACGGAAGCCTTCACGCTGCCAACGGTCTGTTCCACAGAGCGCTTTGCCTGTGGCATCAACTGCCTGCGCGAAAAGCTGGAGAACCTGCGTGGTGATTGGACAACGGACCAGGTGGGCACCAACCTGATTCGAGAAGAGCTGCACAAGCTGATCAAGCAGAAGCAGGAGGCAATCCAGTGGCTGCGATGGGTCACCAAGAACTGGGAGACACTGGCCCGCGACGCTGACGATCACTTCTTCAGCAAGTGCCTGGCGAAGTCCGCCAAGGTGAACTACCAGACGGTGACGAAGTGCGACATCGTTCGCTTCAACTTCCGCGCGCGCTTGTTCCGCAACATCAGCGGCCGTGCGATGGAATATGGCGAGAAGGAGGCACCGGACGGCTACAAGCTAAGCGATAACGGCACCCACAAGCGGGTGATGTTCTTCTTTATGTTGTATCGCACGCTGGGCGCGCAGGAGTGGACCTACGTACCAAATATCTTCGCGATTGAACGTGGCGCGGACATCGACAACTACGTCTCGCTGCAATTCACTAGTCCCACAAAGGAGAAGCGTGAGTTCCGCTTTGTTCCAATCGTTGACGCCAACGCCCACATCCTTGAAAACGGGGCACGAAATTACGTTTACATCAAGAACGGCGGCAATTCCCTGAAGACAATTTCGGTGGGGAGTGATTCGGTTCGGTGTTACGCGAGGTTCGTGCAGATTGACCAAAACAACCTGCCTGCCATGCGTGAGCGGGGCCCGATGTACACCAACGAGTGGGACATGTTCAGCGTCCACTCCGACACGCAGGTGCAAGCGAGCTACGACAACGGCCCTGAGGCCAAGCTGGTCAACGTTACCGAGCAGGTGAGCTGTCCCCTCGACACGCAGAAGTACCAGGGCATGAGCCTGATGGCGTTCAACACCTACGCTTCAAACGGTGTGGAAGACCTGCGTTCGTTATCGGCGTATGTGACCGAAGGCAAGGCGTCGTGGAAAGTGCGCGACACCGACGGCGTGCCATACCAGAGCGGTGAGGGCAGCTGCTACGCGCCCGACATCTTTGCCGACACGGTGATGGATCAGGCAAACGGCATCAAGAACTTCGCCAACAGCAACGCCATTGACTGGCAGCAGCTGGCGTTGGCCAAGCGGTTCTGCAAGACCAACAACCTGGGCTGCCGGTTGCACATGGATGGCGTGATCGCTGACCGGCGCGGCTGGCGTGACTTCTGGGTGGAGGTGGCGCCCTACAGCCTGCTGGAGTTCGCCAGGTTGAACGGCAAGGAAACGCTGATCCCAGCAGTGCCTGTTACGCCTGACGGACAAGCCACCACCAACGTCACGATCAGCGGGCTTTTCAACGAAGGCAACATCCTCGAAGACTCTTACCGCGAAGAGTTCCTCGACTACGGGGACAACACCAAGGATCTGGTGGCCACGGTGGTTTACCGCGAGATGGTGGCCAATGAGGTGTTCCCTCGCAACAACAGTGTGACGCTGTGCCGCGCTGACACCGACACCAGCGATGCGGTGTGGCAGACGTTCGACCTGTCGGATTGGGTGAGCCAGAAGCGGCAGGCGGAGCTGTTTGGGCGTTACCTCTGTCAGCAGCGCCGCCATGTCGGACGCAGCATCGAGTTCCGCACCATCCCGACCGACACCCCAGTCGCGCCGGGTGCCTACATCTATGTGGACATCGGGCTGAAGCGCTGGGACTCGGTGCGCACCGGCGTGGTCAAGGCCGGCGGCGTGCTGGACCTACCGCTGGAGGTGGGTGTGGTGGATGGCACCTACACGGTGATGACCTACAACAGCGAGCGCCTGCCTGAAGTGCGCACCGGGATCTCTGTGGTGAATGGTGTGGCGAGCGGGTTGAGTGGTGCGGAAGGCAGTCTGTTTGTGCTGGGCAGCACCGCCGATAGCCGCCGCGTCTTCCGCGTTACCGATGTTTCGCTGAACGAGGAAGGTGAAGTTACAGTGCGCGGCGTCGAGCATCCCTGTTCGATCAACGGCGCCACGGCAACCAGCCTGGTGGCCGATCTCAGTGACGGGTTGTTCAAAGAGATCGGCGTAGACTGCGGCTGAGGGTGCTGCTATGAGCTATTTCAGCGGACGACACGGCAGCCTTCGTTTCCTTGGCAAGCCCGTCGCGAAAGTGCGTGACTGGTCACTGACTCTGACGCAGGAATTACTGGAGGCTACAAAGGTGGACGGGTATGCCCCCACCTATGTGCCTGGGGCAAAGGGCGGCACAGGGTCTGCGACGCTGCTTTACTACCGCCTGGATTACAGGGAGCGGACGGCGTACACGCCATTTGATGCGTTGATCAAGGCGCTGGTGACACCTGGGATGCCAACGCCTAGCGACCGTGTGCGCTTGGAGCTGGGGATGGGCGAGCGCGAGAGCATTGCTGTGGATGCCTACATCACACGAGCGCAGCTGGGTTCTACTGCTGGCGAGCTGTCGATGGTGGGGATTGACTTCACGGTGGATGGCGACCTTGTGGGAGGGCTGAGCTGATGTTCCTAACCGGCGAGGGCGGCTGCGTACAACTGCGGCGCAGTACTGGCGACGTTCTTGAGTCAGTAGTGACGCCAGCAGACGTAAACACGGTGATCAACCGTTTCGGTTTTGATGGCGTGGAGTCGAACGTGGTGCCGGGCGACCGGGTAGAGATCAGCACCGACGACCCGCGTGGGCTGGTGTTTATTGATCCCAGCTGGTGGCCTGATGGGGTGGTGCATCACAGCGCGATGTTCTATGCGCATGTGAACGCAGCGGGCGGCATGAGGATTTACCGCAGCTTTTCGGATGCGATCAATAACGACCGCGGCAAGGCCGCATCTGTTGCCACCTTTGCTGGCAGCCCTGTTCCGATTCGCGTGGACGTGCGGGATACGGGGCACCACCCTCTCGGGGGTGTGGCTCAGTTCACATTTAATACTGATCGCTCGGCGGTTGATACAACCAGCCTGGGCGACCTATTTACGGAGCACTACAGCGCCGGCACGCTAACTGGCAGTGGCACGCTCGACTGCTACTTCCAGGCCAGCCGCCAGTTGTGCAGCAAGACCAACAGCGCCGAGGGTGAGCTGAGCATGTTGCTGCCGCAGATCATCATGCGCACGGAGCTGGGTGCGCAGTTTGACGCGATTTTGCAGATGGTCGGTCGCAGCGACAGTGAGCAAGCGGTTTTTTATGAACTGAGGGCGATTGCAACGCGAACGGGGATCACGGTGACGCCTACGGGGTTGATTCAGGTGGCGATGGACTTCGTGACCACCGGCGAGTTCCGCCTACGCATCGGCGACCCAGCCGGCTACATCCTGAAGGAAGACTTCGACCGCATTGCGCAGGAGCAGGATCTCGACTTCTTGCTGATGGAACCAACGGACTAACCTGAGGGGAGCCCTAGGAACCTGCGACAGTGGCGGACACCAGGATCTCGGCGCTTACTCGATTGCCCGAGGCCGGCGTCTCCCCGACTGACTTGCTGCCGATCGCCGACTTGTCGGCGTCAGAAACGAAAGCGATCACAGCAAAGGATCTCCTTGAAGGGGTTGTGATCAACATGGATGCAGGGTCGATCCCTGCATCAAAGATCGACTTCAGCTCTGGCGTGCCGTCCAGCAACGTCCAGGTCAGTAAAGGCGACGTGGTGCTGGGTCGCATCACTGGCGCGGGTCCCGCTGAGGAGCTGGCTTGCGCTGCTGCCGGTCGGGCGTTGCTGGCCGCGGCGGATGCAGCGGGACAACGGACTGCGCTGGGTCTTGGCACTTTGGCGCTGCGCAGCGGTAGCTGGGTGGATGGCTCCAGCTTCAGCGGCACTAGCAGCGGCACGAATACAGGTGATCAGACGATCACGTTGACCGGCGAGGTCACAGGCAGCGGGACCGGCGCATTTGCGGCGACGATTGCTGCTGGCGCCGTGTCGGATGCCAAGCTCGCCAGCGGC